TTAAGTTACCACTTACAACTAAGTTGTTTGGCATTGTAACGTCATTAGTAAATGCAAGAGTTGTTGTATTTGCAACAGTTGTAGCTGTAATCTGATTAGCAGTTCCGTTAATTGTTGTTATGCCTAAGTCAGTCCAAGTAGCTGAAACTACGTTTGCATCTTGCTGAGTTATAGATAAAGTCTTAGTGCCAGTACCAGTTACTGCAGCAGATACGATAGAACGATTGTAAGCTGTATCGTATTGTCCTAATTTAGCCGTAGTAGGAATAGCATAACCAGCAGTTAAGCTAAATACACCACTATTATTAGCGTAAGATAAGCCAGTAGCAGATGATGATAATGCAAGTCTTGCACGAGTATCTGTATAGTATAAATTTGAGCCTTCTGCTAAATCTGTTGTAGACTTTGCAGCTAAAGCACTATTGAATCTTGCTTGTGTATAGTAAAGGTTAGCTCCTTCAGCTAAATTGGTTGTACTCTTATTGCTAAAAGCAGTATCAAATCTTGCTTGAGTGTAATATAAGTTTGTACCCTCTGCTAAGTTAGTTGTGCTTGATGCAGCTAAATTAGTTGCAAAATTAGAGTTACCTCTTGCGTTAGTAAAGTACAAGTTTGTACCTTCTGGCAAGTTAGTAGTTGTTTTAGTTGCAAAGTTAGTTGCAAAGTTTGCGTTACCTCTTGCTTCTGTAAAATAAAGATTTGCTCCTTCTGCCAAGTTCGTTGTGCTCTTAGCAGCGAAAGCTGAATCAAATCTACCTTGAGTATAGTATAAGTTAGTTCCTTCGGCAATATTGGTTGTAGTACCAGCTACGTTTTCCCATAATGCTGTAGATGAATTGTATTTTAATATGTTGTTATTAGCAACACTTGTTATTTTAACGTCATGTAATTCTGAAAGGTCAGAACCATTATCCACCTTAACATAAATCTTACCTTGCGTTTTATGAGCATAAACTACAAAACCTAAGACAACTACTTGTTGTGGTGCTATAGGCTTTACCTTAGTAACCGCACCAGCTATTGTAGGAGATAAATAAAGAACATCTCCATCTACCCAAACCTCAGTCTGTAAATCTCCAGTAGTATCTATTTGTCTAACCAATCCAGAAGTTGTTATAAATCCTTCTTGGTTATTAGCAATAGTCTCAGTAACTAAACCTAAAGTATCTTTTGAGTTAGCATTATTATTGCCTTGTGCTAATAATACAGCTAATCTTTGTCCTTGAGCAGAACCAATCCTAACTGCTTGATAAGCAGCCTCTGTTAATGAAGCACCCGTATTGTTTACTACTCTTATTACCTGCTCTTGACCCACTTGTAATACTACATTACCGCCCATTAATCCAATATCCATTGTTCCATCAGTAGCATTCCACTTTAACTTACCAACAGCACTTGCTTCATTAGCTCCAGTGTTAAGTTGTAAGAAATCACCTTGAACACCACCATCTGCAGTTGCAATAGTGATAGTAGGAGTTAAAGTTCTTGCACCGTCATTATAAGCCCAAGTAATACCAGTACCATTCTGAATTAAAGTGGCAACAGTATCATCAATTAAATCTTGTATTTGAAGACCACCACCAGTAATGATTAAATCACCAGTTATAGTTAAATCTCCATGAACTGTAGCTGCAACTGTAGAAAGCGATAAAGCGGTATTTACACCAGCTCCATCTTGTACTCTTTGGGCACTACCACTTACTCCAACATTATTAGCACCAATCTGTAATACTTGTCTATATGTATTTTTTACCGCTTTACCTTGAAGAGTAGCCATTATATTTTAATTTTTTTAATTTGATTAACCATTTTATATAGTTCTTCTGAAGCCGACAAGAATAAGAATGGTCTATGGGGCAAATTTACTACATTTCCGTTATTTCGTTTAAACGTCTGTGCATAGCCCTCAAGTTTATTCATATTTAGGTTTCTATAATATGGAATTTGAAAAGATGGCCCAGTACCAAACTCTACAAAAGGAGAGTAATAAGCAGTTGAACCAACCTTTGCTCCTGCGTTCATATTATAAGGAGTGCTATAAATAGAACCCTTTAATTTGTAAGTCTCACCGTATGGAGCACGAGCCCTTGCGTTATTTTCTATATTAATTACACTTTGATTAATAATAGCTTGAACCTTTTGAGTAATAACATTAGGTGCCTCTTTTAACCTTTTTGATAGGTTAGTTATGCTGCTTGATTTATCTATTGAAAATGACATTAGGTAGTTTCCCAAGTTGTACTGATATTCTCCCAGAAAGCAGTAATACTATCCCAAGTACCAACTCTCTTTAAGGTAGAACAACTGATTTTTAAATAGTTGTGACCGTCAAACTCATCTATAACGCTGCTAATCAAGTAGATATTACTATCATATAAAATAGTAAGGTCATTAGAAATATTGACACTCTGAGCATCTCTTATCCTAAAAACAATATTATCTGATATAGAATCCTTACCAGCTATATTTGTTTTATTTTGATTCTCCCTAAATATCTCAGCCCAACAAGTATAATAGTCAACATCTGTTAAAACTTGACCACCAGCCCCATCAGATTCTGAACTTTTAGATTGAAAAGTAATTCTATTTTTTAGTCTACTTATCATTATAATATTATGCTTACTCGTTTAAAAGGCTTCATTAATTCGTATGCAGATGCTATGTTAGCATTTGGCTTAGTATCTTCTACTGAAGATTCTCTATAATCATACAAGTCAGCAAGTATCTTATACAAGGCCGTTTTCATTACTGCAGGAGTTGTCGCATAACCACAAGTGTAAGTAAATCTAAACTCCATGCGAGTAAAAGAACTCATATATAGCTTCTTGTAAGTTATCCCTAAAACATTATACTGAGGGATTGTAATTTCTTCCCAAGCATTATTATCCCAATATTCTACCTTAGTGATATTGTTAAGTGGTGCGTATGGTAGTTCTATAAACTCATCCACATAAGCTACAACTTGTAAAGTACGAGCTGTCATAGCCACACCAGCATATTTTTCTAATCTAACCCTTGCTGCAACTATTAAAGAGCTAATTAAGTCGTTATCATCATCAAAGTCAACCTTTAGATAGTTCTTGGCTTCAGCCAATGTTATTGGTTCCGAAGCTGGTTCTACTGTGGTTGTGACATCCCTTATAATCTGCATATACCAATATTTTTACAAAAATAACTAAAATATAGTAGACATAAAAAAGGAGGCAGTTTGCGGCTGCCCCCTTATATTTTTAGCATTTAATATGCTACGTTATTTAAACGTTACCGAAGTCACCATAAACAAACGCACTTGCGTAGTAGATAGGGAATGCGATTCTTGCCTCAACACGAACTGTAATCATGTTCTCAACAGCGTTGTTACCATCTTGGTCAAAGAATTGAACAGAGATACCATTACGTTGCATGATTTGAGCACCCATTGACCAGTCTCCTACTAAGAACTTGTCAACAGTCATTGCTGTAGACTTGTAGATAGGAATACCAGCGATAGATAATTGACCGTCAACTGTAACTACTGTAGAACCTGGTAAAGAGTATGCAGAACCAGAGTTTTTAGTGTTTACGATAGCAGCCCAATCTGAAGGGTTAATTAAGATACCAGTTGCAGAGTAGTTACTGTTTTCAACTTGTGCAATAGCTTGTACTAATTGCTCAACGTCTACAGTTGCAGCACCAGTTGCAGCAGCAGCATTGATAGTCAAACCAGTCAAGTTAACACCAGAACCAGCACCGAATAATAATTGGCTATCTTCAGCTACAAGGTATTTTTCTAACAAACGAGATTGTAAGAAAGAAGTCATTGCAGGAACGTCATCTAACATTTGGCGAGAGATTTTAACGTAACCAGCGATAACTTGAGCAGGAGCATTAACCATGCTGATATCAAAATCAACTTGAGCCTTTGCACTACCTTGAGTTTGGTTAGCAGGAGCACCTTCACCACCAGTTTCTTGAGGGAAAGTAAATAATCCTTGAGAGATTGTACCTACTGGTAACAAACTTCTAACGTGGATTTTACGAGAAGGTAAGCCATAAACTTGATTAGCATACTGACGTGGAATATCTCCAGTCAAGTTAACTGCTTCTGTCATGTTACCTACTGCCTTAGTGTCCATAATGAAAGAAGTATTCTTCATTTCACCACGACCTAATTTTGCGATGTTGTCCGCATTCTTTTCAATTTGCTCACTTAAAGTGGCATTGAAACCTTTAAATTGATTTTCGTTCATTGTCTTACGATTGCTTTTTGCCTCTAATTTGTCTGCAGCATCTTTAACTACAGCAACTTGAGATTTTAATTCTTCTAATTCTGATTTTAAGCCATCTACCGCTACTGCGTTATCAGCTTTTAATGTTTCGATAGCACCGTTTACTTCGGTTTTAACGCCTTCGAAAGCACTTT